GATACCGGAGCGGGGCCAGATTTAACAACTATTGTTTCCGTAGGCGGAGCAGTAGTTTTAAAATCTCCTTTTCTTTTAAATGTAAATAAAGTTGTTTATGTTTCCGCAGTAACTCCAACAGTGATTACTTATATCGGAAATCTACAAGATGAAACCGCAGTTGTTGGCGCCACACTCGGTGGGCCAGAATATGCGGAAGTCGGCGGAGGCGCAACAACCACTTCCCATTCATTTACCATTGAGAAAAACTTTTTAGACCTCACTCAAAAAGCAATAGACTATATAGGTTCCTTGGTTGGGGGATTTACTTTAAATTTTGAATATGGTGCCCTGGCAGCCTTAACCCTTGCCTTTAATGCCAAGGATTGGAAGGTGCCTGCCGTTCCATTAACTGATCCACCGACAGTTGTTAATCCACCGGATGACGATATTCCAGTTAATAGCTCAGGCGATATGGGCGCAATTATAATTGATAATATTGACCAAGCACTTTGCTTCCAGTCTTTATCAATTGAACTAAATAATAATTTAACTCCACAAAATTGTCTGGGAATTTTAACAGCGACCGATTTTACTCCTGGCTCCGCGACCATAACTGTTAATGCTAATTTATATCTAGGGGATAATTCTTTTCAATATGTTTCTAAAAAAATAACCAATACACCTATCAGCATTTTCTTTAGTGCCACAAACGCCGATGGCGGTGTGGCAGGATACCTACCAAAGGTATTGTTGAATTCACCAGACCCGAGTAGCACAGGTGCTAACACAGAAATAATTTTAAATTTAACGGGATCTGCTTCAGCTCCGACTCCGCCACAAAATCAATTTAGACTTTATTGGATTTAATTTATAACATAGATTCAAAACAAGGAGGCTTGATTGAATCTATATTCTGAATTCGGCACCAACAAATCTAAAGAGGAAGGAATTAAAGTTGAACCCATGCCGGGAATCTTCTTTACCATTAAAAGAACAGGCGGATCCAACAAGCAGTACAGCGAAGCGGCGACCCGTAAACTCCAACCGTTTGTTAAAAAATTCAACAGCGGAAAATCTATCCCCCTAGATGACGTTCAAAAAATTAATATAGAATTGTTTACAGAATACTGTATGTTAGATTGGGAAAATGTTACGGACCGAAGCGGAAATCAATTGCCCTTCACCAAAGATAACGCCAAAAAACTATTACAAGATTTACCCGAATTGTATTCCTTCCTTTCGGATGAGGCGGGGAATCTTGATAACTTTAAAGACACCGAGGAAATAGCGGGAAAGTCATTGCCTGCCTAAATTTCTTGGATAAGTGGGCGGGCAAAGATGAGTTCTACGATTTCTTAGAATCAACCGGAAAATTATCCGACAAAGATATTAAACCCGACTTTGATGAAGTAGTATTTTACATCGAATCCTTTATTGATTTATCCACCGAGCGAACCATCGGAATGGCACTTGGACCGATCCCCATATCTAAAATCATTTCCTATCAACTTCATTTTGGTTTATCAGAAGAATTTGTTAACATAATAAGGCAAGTGGATAGTTTATATTTGAAGGAAGTGGATAACAAAACCAAAAAGGCGAAGTAATGGCGGTTACCGGAGAGCGTCTAATTTACGATATAACAGTGAACAGCAAAGGCGCGAGTCAGGAGCTTAAAGATTTTGATAAATCCGTCCAGCAATTAAATAAGTCCACCCAAAATATATCTAAAACATTCGACGTATTCAAAGGAGTTTTAGCAGGCTACCTCAGTTTCCAAGGCGCGAAAGCATTTTTAGCCCTTGCGGAAGGCATGCAGGAGGCACAAACAAGATTAGTTATTTTAACCGGATCCATGGAAACAGCTTTAGCGGTTCAAGAAGAACTTTTCCAAATAGCTCAAAAACAAAACGTAGCTTTAAAAGATTTATCAAAAGCATATATAAAAATAAGTCCTGCACTCCAAGAACAAGGAAAGAGCCAGGCGGAGATATTAAAATTTACCGATGCTTTAATTTCCTCTTATAAACTAATCGGTCAAAGCACAGACGAGGCGGCACAATCAGTTTCTAATCTTGCCGATGCCTATGCCTCTGGGAAAATAGATTCCGGACAACTTAATCAAGTCCTTCTAACCAACAGGGAATTATTAAAAGCGGTATCTAAAGAATTAGGTGTAACGGAAAAGGAACTCCGTAAACTTGCCAGGGCAGGAAAAGTATCTGGTGAAGATTTGTTCAGCGCCGTAACAAAAGCTGCTGACGAATGGGAGAAAAAAGCATCCCAGCTTCCAGTCGGAATATCCGAGGCGCTAACTAATTTAGGAAACTCCCTCGCTAAACTTGCCACAAATTTCGCCCCCGTTATTGACGTGATAGCCAAAGGACTTCTCTTTATCGCTGATAATTTCGAGGCTGCGGCAGTAGGGGTTGGAGTATTCACCGCCGCCTTATTAATCGCCACAGGCGCCGTTACGGGGCTTAATATCGCCCTTTTAGCTAACCCCGTAACCTTAGCAGCGGGGGCTTTAGCAGCAGCGGCAATTCTTATTTATAAGAATTGGGACGGGATTAAAATATTTTTCCTTGAATTATGGGAGGTGACGCTTCCTAATGCGGTGGATGAGTTTACAATATTTTGGATTAAATTTGTAAATGTCATAACCAATTTCTTCAAAGAAGGAATGAATGCCATCATAGAAGTTTATAATAATACTATTGGAAAGATCAGCGGGAAAAAGATAGAGCCCTTCCAGTTAGAATTTAATCTCGATGAGATAAAAGAAATCAATCAGGCGATAGAAGATAGAACTCTTGCCTTTGATAAATATGTTTTGTCCTTAGATAAGGTGGTAGTTAAAACCGATGAGTTAAATAAAAAAGGACAGGTAAAAATCTTTGGTCCAGATTTAACCGAAGCTGATTGGGCATGGGTAGATGAGATTTGGAATGTCGGCGATGCGATGGATGCCCTCGCTGAAAGGACAGAGAATCTAAAAGAACAACTAAGAGGATTGCAAGAGAACGATCCATTCGGAGGTTTCCAAATTGGTATCCAGCAAGCGATAGCGGAAGTTCCGACCCTAACGGAATCCTTTGCCAAATTAGGGCAGGATTTATTTAAAGACCTAACCAAATCTCTTTCTGATTTCGTTAAGACCGGAAAGCTAGAAATGAAAGATTTATTTAATTCCATTATTGATGGGCTTATTCAAATCGGTATTCAAAAAGCATTGGTAGCAGCTATAGGAAATGTATCTTCAGAAGGTGGAGGCGGTTTGCTAGGACTTCTATTTGCTAAAGGCGGCGTATTTAAAAACAGTGAGGTCACCCCTTTTGCTAAAGGCGGAGTGGTGGATAAGCCAACAATATTTCCTTTCGCTGGTGGAGTTGGCTTAATGTCGGAACGTGGGGCGGAGGCAATCATGCCCCTTCACAGAGATTCAAGCGGATCACTCGGAGTAAAATCCGCCGGTCAAGTTGGTTCATCAACTCAAGTAAATGTTTATAATCAGACAAATGATTCTGATGTGGAAACTAAAGAGTCAACCGATCCAAACGGCATGAAAAAAATTGACGTTTATATAAAGACTAAAATTAAATCCGTTTTCGCCTCAGGGGAAATGGATCGAACCATGAGCACCAGTTTTGGTCTATCAAGATCAGGGAGTAGATAATGCCTCCAGAAACGTGGCCGATTTCGTTACAGACGCTTTTAGACGACAGCTATGGGGAAACCCAAAAGCCTAGAACCTTGACGACCGACGTGGCAATTGGTCCAACAAAAAAGCGTTTGCAATATACCAAAGAAATGCCAGTCCTTGATTGCTCCATAATTGTTACGATGGCGGGATATCAAACCTTTAAACAATTTTATAATGTAACTTTATCGGGCGGGGTAAAAACTTTCACTTATAATCATCCCGTTTCCCAACTACCTTTGACTTATAGATTCTCCGAAGAGCCCCAGCTATCTGCTATCGGTCCCTTACATTTTAGAATTAATATGCAATGGGAGCAATTGTAAATGCCAAGGACGCTTACTCAACCAACCCTTACCCAATTATTTCTACAGGAAAGCTCCGATCCTTTTTTAATGCTCCTAACAATCGCCCACCCAAACTATACAACCGTTCGATTGGTAAATAATAATGAGGATATAATATCCAGGACTTTAACTTTTACCGCTTTAGCAATGAAAATAATTTTACCGACCGATGATGGGGAATCAATACCTAAGATGCAAATAGTTTTAGATAATGTCCCCTTAGAATTAATGGATGAATTCCGATCAACAACCACTCCGGCAAATGTTACGATCGAGGCGATACTTGCTTCTCGTCCCGATGTGGTAGAAATATCTATAACCGATTTGATTCTGACTAATATCTCTTATGACAATCGAAAGATAACCGCTACACTTGGATTAAATGATTTCTTTAATCAGCGGATCCCCGGTGAAATTTATTCACCCCAACTTTACCCTGGTATGTTTACCTGATGGAAAAACTAATTGGGATCCCATTCACTCCTTTAGGCAGGAGCTACCAAGGAGCAGATTGCGCAGGATTGGTGATCCTTTTCTACCGGGACATTTTAAAAATAAGCCACGAACAATATTTAATTTATACTGATGTTTTAGCGGATAATGAATCTAAAATATTCTACGCCTTAGATAATGCCAAATTTAAAAGAGTGGATTCCCCCAAGCTTCCAGGAGATTTGTTAGTTATCAGAACCTATGGGCTGCCTGCCCATTTGGGGATTTGTTACAATGATAGATATTTCCTGCACACCCTGGATAGGATAGGATCACATTTAGCTGAATATGATAATCCTGCTTGGACGAGGCGAATAGAGTCAAGGTGGAGAATGGTGTGACCGAGATAATTAAGGCCAACAAAATTAATCTTAGCTATCGTCCACACTTTTTGGATTCCACTACCATTTATAAATACTACAACCGCGACGTTACTGTTGAAGAAATAATAGTTTCATTAAATATCCACCATGAACTTTTGCCTCAAGTCCTAGTCCAAATAGGCGGGGTAAAGATCCCAAGACCGAATTGGCATTTGGTAAGACCGCTTCCTGGTGCAATGGTCTTTATCTCATTAGTACCAATGGGCGGCGGTGGAGGCGGCAATAAAAGTTTAATCCAGGGGATTATTGGAGTTGCCTTAATAGCTGTGGGGGTAATCGGATTCGGGTTATCCGCAGGACTTACCTCTTCTTTGATATTAACAGGTGCGGGCATGGTGCTATCTGCAGGTGCTTCAATGTTATTTCCCCCACCAAAACCAGCGCTGTCTCAATCAAGATATAACTCCCAAGAATCTTCCCAGACTTATTTATTAGGCTCATCCTCAAATGCTTTTAAGCCGTTCGGTCCAGTGCTAAAATTATACGGCACCCATAAAATGTTTCCCACTATAGCCGCCAAACCTTATACCCAGTGGAATGCCAACAATAACGATTTTTACACAGTCTTTGATCTGGGGATCGGAAAGGTGGATAGAGATACCCTTCAAATCTATATCGGATCAACTCCGCTATCAAATTATTCAGATATTAATTATAATATTATTTATCATCCGGCGGAAAAATTTCAGATTTATTTAAACGATTATGAAACCGAATCTTTCCAAGTCTTAATCCCCACAGGTGGGGAAGTAATAAGAAACACCAAGGCGGATACGGAGGAATTCCAAGTCGATATCGCTTTCCCGCAGGGTCTATATTCCCTTGATTCCAATGGAAATATTTTATCTGAATCAGTGGAAATATCGATTGAATATCAAGATGCGGCGCTGGTCTGGCATACTTATTCGGACGCTCCCAGATATGACCTAGGGACATCTGGGGATTCCACCTCGATCAATAGGCCCATTACCCTTTATAACAATAAGGCATACACCTTCAGTTATTATAATACTGTTTGGGGAGTATCCACTTACCCAATCACCACAACTTATTATTATATTGCCAAAGGAACCACCTCAATACGTGCCAATGTCATGCCCCCAAATGGTTCAACGGTAAATATTAATGGGGCGAAATATAAGGTTCTTTCAAATAATGGAACTTCCATCACGATAGATAAGCCCATTCCGACAGAGATTTTTTTATATACATCCACTTCTTTATCTACAAGCTATAATGTTCCAGGGGTTTTAAAGCTCACCGCCAATAAACAAAATCCAACTTATTTCACTTTAATTGTCGGAGGGCTGCCCCCTGCGATTTACCCAATAAGAATTAAAAAGATAACCACATCAGGGGCAGGATCCCTTAAGCATATAAATGAAATGTATCTCGCCCAAATTAAATCGGTTAAATATAAAGCACCGATTGTAACCACGATCCCTCATACCTTTTTGGAAATGAAAATTAAAGCGAATGAGCAGCTATCGGGAACATTAGACAATGTTTCTATTATCGGAAGCTCTGTTTTAGATACTTGGGATGTAACGGCGGGTGCTTGGGTGGAAAAACCTACCAATAATCCCGCCTGGATATTTGTGGATATTTTAACCGGACCTGTTAATGGAAACCCGGTATTAAAAGACAGGCTTCATTTGCCGTCTATTATCGAGTGGGCAAACTATTGCGATACTTTGAGGACTTTCAATTTCACGATGGAAGGGCAGACAGCGCCCGTTACTGAAAAAAATTCCGTCTGCTCATTCGTTTTAGATTTCGATACCACCGTCATGCAACTCCTAACCCAAGTATGCTCCGCTGGTCGGGCAACCTTTTCTGTTATCGGTGGAAAATATGGGGTGATAATCGACCAACAAAAAACCATCCCGGTGCAAGTCCTGACCGAGAGAAACTATAATAACTTTTCCAGTTCTCGAAGCTATATAAAAATGCCCCATGCCCTCAAAGTTAAATTTGTGGATCCTGAATCGGATTGGAATATTTCTGAGCAGCTGGTTTATAATACCGAGGATGGGTACAACGCTGGAAATTCTACTATTTTTGAGTCTATCGATACTTTCGGTTGCAATACTCCTTCTTTCGCTTGGAGGCTAGGACGTTACTGGCTCGCTCAGACCAGACTCAGACAAGAGAAAATAAATATTGAAATGGACTTTGAAAACCTGGTTATGCTTAAAGGCGACCTAGTGGATTTCCAATCACAAATAATGAAGGTGGGCGGATATCCGGTTCGGATAATAAGAATCACCGGAGCAACTATTTATTTTGATACCCCCATCGATAGCCCTGGCGGCACTCCTGGATTTGAAGTTAGAACTAGAGCAGGTACAATTATATCAGGACAACTAACAAGCGTTGCTCCCAATGGACTTTCAGTCACAGTCCCCAATAGTTCTGGAATGAACGTTGGGGATTTATTTGTTTTTGGGATATTCACCAGAACTTCGATTAAATGTTTGGTGGAAAATATTGTTCCATCAGATGATATGAAGGCTTCTGTTACTTTGGTGGAATACGCTCCGGCGATATTCAATGCAGACATTGGACCGATACCGCCTTACGATCCACAGATAAATCCGCCGGGAGCTTTAGAGAGTACGCCTCCTAAAATCGACAACGCCATTTTACAAGAAGAAATAATTTATCGAAACACCCAAGCTATCTCCAAAATAAATATTAATATTTTTGTTCCACCGGGAACGGTTTGGAATGCTACCGCTATTTATTGGCTGAATGAACTTCTCGAATGGGAATTAGTACAAACTATTGCAGGCTCCGCCCTTGAATTCTTCCTTGAAGAACCAGCTTCGGAAAACTTTAAAAACATTGTTAAGGACTTGGAATTTTCTTATAGATTTTCCCTGATAGGAAACAATGGAAACCATTTGCCAGTCGAGAGTTTGGATACATATTCGATTATATTGAAGGGTGATTTAGTTTTACCTCTGCCGCCCGCTAAATTATCCATGAACACCCAAGTAGATACCCTCCTTATAACTTGGGATCCGCCATTGGGAGTGCCAGATTTAGGAGCATTCCTAGTTAAATATTCCCCGACATTTGATACCAATATTTCTTTCAATGAATTTTCTTTTTTCATAGATAAAGTCCCTGCCCTTGCTACATCCGTTAAAGTATCATTTCGTCCAGGGCAATACGCAGTTAGATCGATGGACACTTCAGGAAATGTTTCAGCGGAGTCGATTCGGGCAATTGCATCTTCTCCGGATGTAATCTTAACCAAAAATATTTCCAGTTATTCGCCTGAATCTTTAGGATGGCCTGATACAAAAAAGGACGTTGTTGTAATTTCAAATGAGATTCAATTACTTCAAACTGCCCCGAATGCTACGGTAAATATCGGCTACTACTATTTCAATAATCTTTTAGATTTAGGAGAAATCTATACTGCCAGAGTGAGTTCTTTCCTTCAAGGGTATGGTTTAGAACTTGGCGTCTATTTAACCCATGCATCCTGGGATCCAATGTCTAATCGTGCGGCGATGAATGATGTGGCGGAAGATGAGGCAAAATATTATTTAGAGGTTCGCCTTACCAATCAAACATTTTTTATTTCTTTCTGGGCGGATATGGCATCAATAAATCCAATTGCACAGGGAGCAGTTCAATGGTCGCCTTGGCAAAAGATATTTGTTGGGGACGTCACCACTCGCCTAATTGAGTTTAGAATTGTCCTTGAGAGAAATAGTACAAGATTAAATATTACGCCAGTTGTTAAATCAGGAAAAGTTGATGTGGAAATTCCTTTTACCCAAAGAACTTTCACCGATGAAATTGTTCCGGGAACTAGAAATTTTGTGTTCAACCCGCAATTTTGGGAAGTCCCTTCTTTATCGATTATCGCCCAGGACTTACAAACTGGAGATTATTATACCGTTACCAATAAAGATGGGATCGGATTTGATCTTAACTTTTTTGATTTGAATGGAATTCCGGTTACTAGAACCGCGGATATTCAAGCACTCGGAACGGGCAGGAGATATATACAAGTTCTAGGTTAATGAATATTATAAATTAAGGAAAATATTATGAGTCAATTGCCAATAAGCCATTATCCGATCAATCCGAACACTACGTCAGGAACTTTTTTGGCAACTATCTTAAATGATACCGAGCAGGCACTTTTATCCGCTCAAAGCGGATCCACAGCACCGCCAGTTGCTCTTGCCGGAACATTATGGTTAGACACCTCCAATGGTACCTCATACGTTTTAAAATTTTATACTGGTGTTGTATGGATGGTTTTAAATACCTTCGACCCTTCAACAGGTGTCGGATCGGTTTCTGGTCAAGCGGTATCGAGCGTTAATACCAGGATCGGCGCGGTGAAAATTAAAGAATTATATGATTCAACGGAAACCGTAATTTTAGCGACCGGAACTACAGACGGAATCGATATGGTCGTAAATATTGAAGCCGATCCCAATGCCAATCTACTTCCCACGATGGGCAGGATCGCCTACGATTCCACCAAAAACCAATTCGTAGGCAGGGATAACACCTCCTGGAAGCCCCTTGGAGGCGGTAGTTATACCCAATATCCTTTAGAGGTAATCCCCGATTTAGGATCAATATCGAATTCTAATATTGCCGGATTACAATTTAGACCATTATCTTCAGCTTCAGATATAACTATCGGAGCAGTACCATTCACGCAGCCCGCTCCTTTGTGGCAAGGCGGTGTTGTTATTGCCCTTAAAAACTCAGGAACATTTAAAATAGTTTTCAATGATAGCAATGCCACCCCTTCAGGGTTAGTTACTGCTGATCCGATAGAGCTAGAACCAAATAAAACCATTCAATTTATTTATGATTCAGTTACGAACCGATGGTATCCCGCGGGAGGTGCCGGAGGCGGAGCAGGAAAATTTATCCCATACCCCGTCCAAACCGTAATCGCTGCCGGATCAATCACCGCCCTTCCAAATAAAGGTTTCCAATTTAGGCCTATAAATTCAGGCACCAATGTAACTTTAGCTGCTGCAGCTTTTGGAGATGCCACATTATTTGTGGACGCCATTGTGCTTAATATTTTAAACAACGGCGCTAATAACATAACCTTCCCGGATGGGGTGATCACGCAATTCGGTTTATACAATAACGGCGTTCCCTTTACTCTTGCCCCCGGAACCTTAGCATCTTTTCAATATGATAAAGTTGGGGAGAGGTTCTATCTTGTAGGATCATCCGCTAGTTCAAGCGGAGGTGGAGGTGGTGGAGGGGTTGCCAATGACCAAACTGCCGTTGCTTTAGGTACTTTAAATTTATTACCAGTTGGATATCAGAGTATAATTTTAACTGCTGCTACTCCGGTAACCTTAGCAGATGCCGCTTTTGTGGTGCCAGTAGGCTTGCCAGATAGAGCGAGGGTTTTACTACAGGGAAGCTCAGATATTAATACTGTGACGTTAAATTACTCTGCGGTTGCGGGAGGCTCGGTGATATTTGGAACTGCGACCCTTGGAAACTATTACAAACTTGAATTAGAATACCAAGCTACCGCGAATACCTTCGTGGAAGTAACGAGGAATTTTTGATGGGCAGTAAACATAATATGTCTTTATCCTCCGAATATAGAATTTGGCATGCAATGATTCAAAGATGCACTAATAAAAAAGATAAAAGTTATAAAAATTATGGCGGTCGGGGGATTAATGTATGTGAAAGATGGCTAATCTTCGTTAATTTCTATGCTGATATGGGTGATAGACCTTTTAATTGGTCTATTGATCGAATAGATAATAATAAAGGATATTGCAAAGATAATTGTCGGTGGGCCAATAGGAGTGACCAACAATTAAATAAAAGAAGGAATAAAAACAAAACATCAGTTTTTACGGGTGTATCATTCGATAAACCTAGGAACAAATGGGTCGCTTATTTTCATCCACCCTATCTTAAAAGAATTTATTTAGGGAGATTTGAAAGTGAATTGGATGCGGCAGAAAAAACAACAGAATATTACTATAATTATCATGGAAAATTTCCACCAGAATTTAAACCCGCACCAATTCCAGAGAGGCTTAAATGTATTTAATTTTATTTTTGATTTTTATTACAAATGCTTTTTGCCAACCAGGTCCGATTCAGACGACTGAACAGGGAATTTCTAATTACCAAATCCAGGCACTTCCCCCGACAACCACTCCCATTGCGGGAAAGCAGTATCTTTATAATGCCAACAATGTTTTAAGCACAAAGGATTCTGCTGGAACTATTGTCCGAGTAAATAAAGATCCAAAGAATATTTTGGCAAATCCAGACTTCGAACAGAATTTAGATTCATATACTTTTACCGCTGGTAAGGCAGTAATTAATACGGCAACGCCTTTATTTGATAAAGTATCAGTCAACTTTGATGCTAGTGCGGTCAATGATGTGATCTCCACTGTTCCCTACCTGCTTCCCATAGGGCTTCAAGGCGGAACCTGTATGGCAAAAATAACTTATCAGGCATCAGATGCAAATTTAAGCTTTCGAGTAATCAATGCAGATAACGTAGTAATAGATCAAGGAGTTTTACAAGCGGTAACTCACCCAACGCCAGTTCATCTGGTTTTCGCTTGCCCCCCAGGAACAGCAACCGTAAATCAGAGAACCTTGAGAGTTCAGGTTATTCAAACAGGAACAGACGCCGCCCTCGCCACACTTGACATGTTCTACCTAGGCGAACTGGATGCGCAGACTATGGCGGTGACGGAGGGGGTAGAGGAATTAAGGGCAACTACTCTTTCTTACGCTCCCACAACAGGGCAAAGATTAGACTGGTCTAATATCACTAAAAATAGTATTAGCTTTTGCGGAACAGTTACAATTAATGATGCTACAAATAGATTTACTTATACAGGCAAAAATCCATGCAGTTTAAATATAGTTTGCAGTTATGAATCTAATGCTGGTGGCGCTTCTGCTGCAAATACTATTAGATTAAATGGAAATATTATTAATGGTTTCGTCACTCGAGGGGATGGGGCCAACTCTACTGCTTCTGTTGCTCCAAGTAGTTTGATAGCGGGAGGTAATGATGTAATAGATTGTTTAAAATCTACCGCATTCGCTGCAAATGCTGGTAACTCAGCTTACCTCAACATCACCGCCACCCCCCTATCCCAAATAGCAACCGTAGTACCTACTACACAGACGAGGGCGGGGGCATTTGCAAGTCGCACA